TATTCTTTTTACATAATAAAAATAAATAAATTTACCAGCCTGCGTATCACCTGGTGTTAGGTATAAAGTTATTGTAACTTTATCAATAAATCTTTGTACAAAGTATTGTGATGGTTGACCTGTAGAACTTTTATTTGAAAAGGCTTGATATTGTGATCTATTAATTTTTGATAGTGGTGTATCTACATCACTTTCATTTCTAAAACTAGCTTCAAGAATATCTGAAACCATATCCACAAAATTTGTAACTGCATCTCCAGATGTATGACCTGCTGCTGTTGTGCCATCCGCTCCTCGACCAGATGCATCACAAAGTATGTTATTTCCAGAAATAGAAGTATAAATAATTACTTCATCATTAATTCTAATTTTACCTGTAGGATTCATGTTTTTTGTAGATGCTACAGGAATAGTAGTATCGTCATCATCAATACCACTACTTAATGTAGTTGTAACTGTATCGTCTTCTTGTTTAATGTGTAAATCTAGGTATTCTTTATAATCTAAGTAGGCAATGTGTCTGGCTGCATTACCAAAGGTTTCACTTTTTCTAATTCTAAAAGTACCATAGTCAATGTGTTTAGTATTTGAAGGTAGTGCATACTTTACTACTCCTGCAGTAAGAGTTTGATTTGCCTCTGCAGCATTAAAAGGCCAACAAAACTCTCGCTGATTAATATAGCGAATAGCTTGGTTGACCGCATTTTTTGCTTGTATCTGAATACCACGAGCGTCACTAAAATCTGTAGAGGTAAGTTGTACCTCATTTAATTTAGCAAGTACGTCATTAGTATATGTTAAGAATGAATTTGCCATGTATTCTCTTTTCTAAATAAGTAGTGAGAGGGACACTTGCCCCCCTCACCATCTTATTACTTACGCAAGCTGATCACGATCAACTTCGTCAGTATCTTCGGCCCAACCATTACAGTCGATAGCACAAGCGTAAACTCGCATCCGACCTGCCGTAACATCAGCAGAAGAAGCAATCAACTTAACGTCAATCGTATCTACACTAGTTACGAAACATTCAAATAGCGAATCTGCACCAGTAATAACGTCATTGGATTGACCGTTAGTTCCTTCAGCGAGAATACCCGTTGAAGTTACATCACCGCCATCAATGATGTCATCGCCAGCCGCAAAGTCAATATCAACCGTAGGCGAAGAGCCATCAAAAGCTTTCAGAACTTCCGCACCAGCAAATAGAATAAATGTATTTGCAGGAATTTCTAGAAGCTGAAAGATGTCGCCATCCGTACAACTATAACCATCAGCCGTAAGAGCATCCATGTCAAGAACAGCTTCAATCATTCGCATGTTCTGTCCAGCCCGACTAGCTTGGTTAATAGCACTAGAGCTAGCACTCACGCCAGTGGTAGCTTTGGCCGTCATGTCAAAAGTTGCCATTGTCCTACCCCCCTATGCTACGTTATACTTTGCCGTGGCAACAGATTCTGGACGCAAAATCTTGCGACCATAAAGGTGCATACCACGAACAATATCAGCAAAGCTATCAGGATCACGATACGTTTCCGTTTTCGTAATCTGGCTTGCAGTGGCTACAGCGGAATCATGTCCACCAACAATCAAACCGTAGTTAGAGTTCTGGTTGGCAGTACCTGAAGTACCCGGACCAGTACCAACTGACGGAAGGTTATTAGAAACATAAACCCGGAAGCCATAGAGATTGTTAAGAGCCAAGCCGTTGCGAATAGCACCAGACTCACCAAAGTCTGAATTAAGAAGACGAGAATCTTCGTCCATCAGAACTTCCATGAAGTGAGGTGATACAACAAGCCAACGCCCGTCCTTGTCCACAAACTGCGTGTCAAGAAGACGAGACATCCTCGCAATAACCATATTGGGAGATGCAGTCGCTGTTGGAAGAGCACTAGCACCCGGCAGACGAGGAGCAATCGGAATCGAATGCGTACCTGCTGACGTGGTAGTAATGCTGCCAAAGTCACCCTTCTTTAACTGCATCGAAGACAGCAATTCATCAGAACCTGCAGTCGAAACAGCTTTGGTGCCAGATACCGTAGTATTAGCGGTACTTGCAACAGCACTGAGAGAAGCTTGAGCAAAACCTGAGAGGTAGCCAAGTACTTCCATGTCATACTGATCCTTGAGGCGATAGCCAGCACGATCAGATGCCATCGACTGAAAATTCACATGAGAATGTGCCTCTTCAATATCGTCAACCTTAAAGGCAAAGTAGTTAGACTTGTCTACGACAAGGCTGAAGTCTTCGTCATCAAGGTCTTGTGGTGAAATCTGAGCACCACGGGCATACTCTTTGACCGTGATCTCAGGCTCTTTAATAATGCGGACAGTATCACCAAAGTTGGCGATCTCACCAAAGTAATCATTATTGGTGATGTCCTCTACTACAGACGACTTGCGAAAAGCAAGCTGTGTCTGCTTTGAGTAAATTACAGGGCTAAAATTGCCATTCGGCAGACTGTTATACCCTGCAGCACGAGTAAAAGCCATTTTTTATTTCTCCTTTTTCTCGTAACTAGTGGGCAAACTAGGCCCACAAGCATGATAAAATATCATACTTCAGGTCATAACTTTCATAGGGCCAGTAAGTGAGGGTTAGGATATATAGATGATCAATCTATTATCGGCCTTTTACGGGGTTGCCAAAAAAGCTTACTAAATAAAAACTAGGGTTAGCATATACATGGGCCTAGTTTTTAACTCTACTACACCATTTTAACTAAAAGAACTGGTTTGTCAAGTAAAAAATTACTTTACCTTGCATTACCAGTAACATCGTAGATAAAGTTACCAGATCGAATTGAATCCATGATTGATTCTGCATTTTTTTCGTATTCTGCAGAACTCATGGCCTCTACAGCAGACTCTTTCCACTTCTTACTGTTGCCTTCAGTATCAGGCAAAGTCTTAGAAGAAGGAGAATCTACCAAAGACGCTGCAGATTTATTAGACTTTGGTTTTGTCTTCTTTTCTGCCTCGCCTATACCACGATCAACTTTATACAAATCAATTGCTCTTGCTGCTGATCGAGCATCTGTTTCATTTTCATATAGAGCATCTTGTACCCATTTAGGTTGTTCATCTGCCCAATCATGAAAATCATCACTTGAACGAATATCTTCAAAGTCAGGATGTAAAGATAATAGTTCTACTTCTGCTTTCTCTCGTTTGGCAGAACTTTGAAGATTATCAATTTCTGCTAGTCGAGTTTCTATTTCTTGTGACTGCTCTCTTGACTTTTTAATTGCAATTGTTTCAATTACTGCAGCTACGTCTGGGTATTCTTTTGACCACTCTTCAAGTTCTTCTTCTGTCTTTGGAAGTTGAATTTGACTCTTTGTAGCTTCATCCAATTGCCTTTGCATTGCAGATATTTTTTCGTCAAAGTCTTTTTGTTGCTTTTGAGAATGTCTGCGAAGATCACCATACCGTTTCTTGAAGGTTTTCTCTTCAGCGTTTTTTGGCTCCTCATTATCTTCTTCGTCTTCTTGAGCTTGCCTATCTACAGCTTCATTTTCATCTGACTGTTGCTGAATAAGTTCCTCAAGTTCTTTTTCTTCATCCTCCAGACTTTTACGATTGCTGTACTTTTTATCTGCAATTGCCATAACTTTCTTTACTGGTTCTACTTCGCCCATTGCTTCTGCCATAGTTTATCTCCTTGTTGGGGCCAACCGTAGCCAAATCGGGGGGTTAGGTGAGCCAACACATATGGGGCTATTATATTGAAGCTAGTCCCTTGCTTCCTTTATTTTGTTTAACTTTTTTAGATACTAAGCCGCCTTTTGCAACTTCCGTGTCACCACTTTGATGACCGCCTTCAGTATCTTGATCGGCTGAGTCAAAGCCTTCACCACTAAAGCCTAAACCACTATCATAGTCACCACCATAATCACTTCCCGGTGCAGTACCTTGCTCAGAAGCAGGAGCAGTTTGTTGGGATGGTGGGGCAGTAGTAGTAGTAGTAGGAGCTACGTAAGGATTACCATCTTTATCGTAGAATTCTTCACTTAATGTTTCACCATCTTCACCTGCAATACGATACCTACCTTGTTCATCTGGGCCAACTAGTTCACCAGCAGTATAGGTAGTAGTAGTAGTAGTAGTAGTAGTAGTAGGAGCT